CCCCGCCGCGATCCGCGATGCGGTCAAGACCAGGTGCCTCACCGATGACGAGCGCGCCTACCTGGCGGACCTCCTAGACGTTGCGCGGCAGAGAAAGGAGCAGGCGGAGGCGGAGAAGCGAGAGTTGATCAACGCCGAGCGCCGCGGCGAGCTGGTGGAGCGTGCGCGGGTGATCGAGGCGTACAGGATCGCGGCTGGCGAGCTAAGGAGTGCGTCCGACACGCTCCAGAGGCAGTTCGGGCGCGATGCCTACGAGGTTCTGGATGGGGCGCTGGACCGGGCCGACTTGGCGCTGGAGCGGGTGGTGAGTGACGACCGAGACACGGGTGACGCTGGCGCTGCGGCTGGAGCGGGGGGGTGAGTACTGCTGCCGCCGACTGCCGCCAGCACCTACTCGCCGCCTCCCGGGGACGGCGCATCCGCACGATGCGCGAGTGGGCTGAGCAGGAGATCGTCATCCCCGACGGTCCGTTCAAGGGGCGCCGTTACCGCTGCGATCGCCAGCCCTACGCGGGGCTGCTACTCGATGCGTTCGACGGCGGGCGCTGGGACCGCTTCGTTGTGACGGGGTCGACGCAGAGCGGCAAGACCCTCACCTCCTACTGCATTCCATGCCTGTACCACCTGTGCGAAATCGGCGAGACGGTCATCGCGGGCGTGCCTGACATGCGGATGGCGGCCGATAAGTGGCGCCAGGACTTGCTGCCGGTCTTCGCGGCAGCTCCGCGGCTGCGCCGGCTACTCCCCTCTCGCGGCGCTGGCTCGCGAGGAGGGAAGATCGAAGCGGTCACGCTGCGGAACGGCGCCACGCTGCGTTTCATGTCGGGCGGGGGCGGGGACAAGCAACGCGCGGGTTTCACGGCGCGTGTGCTCGTGGTCACCGAGACGGACGGCATGGACGAGGCGGGCGAGGCCAGCCGCGAGGCGGACAAGATCACGCAGCTCGAGGCGCGGACGCGAGCATATAGCGCGGCCACGGGAATGCGCAAGCGCGTTTACTTGGAGTGCACGGTCAGTACCGAGCAGGGGCGTACTTGGCGTGAGTACATAGGTGGCACGCAGTCGCGTCTGACGCTGCCGTGCCCTGAGTGTGGCGCGTGGGTCGAGCCCGATCGAGAGCACCTCGTGGGCTGGGAGGACGCAGAGGACGTGGTAGCGGCCCGCGAAGGGGGACGCTTTTCCTGTCCGGCATGCGGGGTCCTCTGGGAGCACGCGCAGCGACGCGAGGCTCTCGCCCGCCTACGGGTGCTACATCGAGGTCAGGAGATCGACACCGACACCGAGGAGGTCGTTGGTGAGGAACCGAGGACGGATACGCTGGGGTTCCGGTGGCACGCCGCGCACAATGCCTTCGTCGACGGTGGCGACGTGGCCGCCGACGAGTGGCGGGCGCAGCGCAACACCGACCGCGAGGCGGCCGAGCGGGAGATGTGTCAGTACGTCTGGGCTCGACCGCACATCCCCGATGTAGAGGACATCTCCCATGTTGATGCGAGCGCTGTCAGTCGCCGGTCAGTGGAGCAGATCCGCGGGCTGATCCCCGAGGACACTACGCACCTGACGGCGGCGCTGGACATCGGTCAGTACCTATGTCACTGGGTGCTCCTGGCGTTTCGGCAGTGTGGCCAGGTGCACGTGGTCGAGTACGGGCGGCTCGAGGTGCCCAGTGCGGAGATCGCCGTGGAGCGCGCGCTGATCGTGGCTATGAGGGCGTGGCGCGACATCATCACCGAGGGGTGGCCGGTCGAGGGAGCCACCGACGAGCGGCGCTCGCCGGTGGCAGTGTGGGTAGACTCGGGGTGGTCAGTCAGCACCGACAGCGTGTATGCCATCTGCCGCGAGTCGGGCAATCACTGGCGGCCGATCCTCGGTCATGGCGCGGCGCAGAAGCGCACGGCTTACACGCATCCGGCAGTCCGGCTGCCCCCGGCGACAGCGCATGAGCGGCACAAGCGCGGCAAGGTGCATCACGTCGGTCTCCGCTATTACTGCGAGCTGCTGCCGAAAGAGGGGCTGAGTAGAGTACACATAGACGGGGACCACTGGAAGGCGTGGCTGCACAAGCGATTGAGCACGCCGGTGACGGAACTCGGGGCGATGACGCTCCATCGCGGGACAGAGCGAGAGCATCGTTCCTTCTCGGCCCACATGGCGGCCGAGCGGACCTACGAGGAGCTGAAAGGCGGTAAGCTTCTATTGCGGCACGAGCTGCGGAGCCGGATCAATCATTGGCTGGATGCGACCTACATCGCGTGCGCCGCTGGGCACTTTGCTGGCTGGCGGCTCGTGGAGCGCGGACAGCGAGCCGAGGCGCCGAAGGCGCGGACGTACCCGCGGGCGGAAGCGGAGCGCGGTGCGCGGACGACGCGGTATCCGTCAGGGAGGAGAGGTGGTGGCGGGTGGACGATAGGGCGGTAGGTGACCAGGGGCAAGGAGCAAGGCAAGTGCGACGAGCGCGACGGGTGGAGCGCGAAGGCAAAAAGAAGGCGGAACTCGTGGTGGAGTATCACGAGATCACGATCGAGTCGCAGGACCTGCCCGAGCGGCTGCGGGGGCACGCGGCGAGCTTCGTGTGGCCCGAAGGCCAGCCGCTCCCCGGGTTTTACCTCAAGCCGCAGCCGGTGCCGTGCTCGAGGTGCCGGCGGCTGCGACTAGACGATGGCGCGCAGGCGGTTATCTTGCTGTCGATCTCGTGCCAGGAGGTGGCCTACTTACGCTGCAAAGCGTGTGGCCATCGCTTCGCGCTGCCAGTCCGCCCCGCCCGATAGCGCCGGCCGCGCGCCGACCCCACCAGCGCTGCTCTATTTTTGTAACCAAAAAACAGCCAGTGGCCGTGCATAGAGGATGTGTCATGCTGCATGCATGGCCACGGCGATCACCCAAGCAAACTTCGAGGCTGCGTGCGGCGAGTGCTACGACGCGATAGCGTCGGAGAGCTGGAAAAGCGCGTGGTTGTGGTACGCGCGGGGGGAGGCGCAGAACGCTGCGCTGGCGACTTCGTCAGAGGCTGGTGGTATGTCGATGTCGCGTCGTGATCGCTTGGAGGGCCTGCGCACTGCTCTGGAGGCCGCTGAAGCTGCGGCATCTCGCTACTCGATGGAGTCCCGCGTCGGCCGCCTGGGCACGAGGCACCGAACCTGATGGTGGCCTCGGGCAACGGGGCGGGCCGTCTGCCCGCGCACAGCCGACTTCCGCTTCGCGCGGGGGGCGGCTTCGCCGCTCTCCCTCCCTCAGTAGTGCCCGCAAAGCGCACTGCAGCCGATCCGACTTCGCTCTCTGATCGAGTTGCTGACTGGGTGCTGGGGATCGTGTCACCGCGCCGCGCCGCGGCGCGCAGGCACTTCCGCCGCTTTGAGCGCGACCTCGAGTACCACGACGCCATTGACGTCGTGATGCGACTGCGCGGCTATCGTGCAGCTCGTCGCACCGACGGTGCGACGCCGTGGACGGGGTCTGCCCGCAGTGCCGACGGCGAGATCCTGATGGATCTCTACTCCATGAGGAATCGCTCGCGCGAGCTCAGTCGCGACGACCCCATCGGCTGCGGAATTTTCAAAACGTTCGTCAACAACGTGATCGGACGGGCGGGGCTGAATCCGCAGGCCGACACCGAGGATGCGGACAAGAACGATCGGATCGAGGCGGTCTTCCGCGAGCGCTGCGACTCGCTCTATCCCGGCGAGGGACGTCTGAGCTACGCTGCCGCGCAGCGGCTGCTCTATCGACGGATCCTCGAAGATGGCGAGATTCTGATCATCGAATCCGTCGACCCTGATGACCCCAAGGGGCCATTGTGGTTCGAGATCATCGAGGCAGATCGGCTGGGCATGCCGGCCGGAATGCCGGTGACGCAGGGGATCTTCCCGGGCGTAGCTCCAGGCAATCATACGCGCAACGGGATTGAGCGCGACATCTACGGCAGGGTGCACGCATACCACATCCTGAAACGTCACCCCGGGGACGTGTTGCCGCCAGTAGCCGTGTCGGCGCCGTGGGAGTTCTACCGCGTCGAAGCCGAGCGGGTCTATCACCTTCATCAGATTGAGCGCCCCGGCCAGAGCCGGGGGGTGCCGCTCCTTCACGCGGTGCTGCAGGACCTACACGACCTGGATCTACTGCTGCTGGCGAGCCTGAAGCGCGTTCAAATTGCCGCTTGCTTGAGTGTGTTCGTCACCAGCCCGCAGGCGATGGAAGACCTGCTCGATGTGACGGCGGAGAAATATGGGTACCGCATCGACCAAGATCTTGAGCCCGGCATGATCTTCAAACTGCATCCAGGCGAGTCGGTTGAAACGCTGTTGCCGAATTTCCCCTCGCCCGAGCTGACACCGTTTATCGTTCAGTTGGCGCGCCGGATCGGCGCTGCAGTAGGCGTTAGCTGGCAGACGGTTTTGAGGGATTTTTCTCAATCTACCTACAGTTCGGCGCGTACCGATTTGCTCGAGACCTGGCAGACGTACGAGATCGAGCAGTCAGAATTCGAGTCCGCACTCGCGTGGCAGCGCGTCCGGGTGCTGGAGTATGAGCGTCTGCGGGGCGATCCCCGGTTGCGCGACTGCTCCGACGAGGATCTGCGCGAGGTGTCATGGATCCCGCCCGGCCGCCACTGGGTCGACCCGGAGAAGGAAGCGAAGGCACTCCAGCTGGAGCTGGAGATGGGCATCACGACGAGGCGCGATGTCGCGGCCAGCCGCGGGCGTGATTGGCAGTCGGTGTTGCAGCAACGACTGACCGAAGAAGTGGCCGAGTCTGAGGCCCGCAAGGCGATGGGGCTTCCGCCGGCCCCAGCGCCAGGCGCCGCTGCAGCGGCGCCTGCGCCTGAGCAGGAGAGCGACGCCGAGCGGGATCGCGGCGCTGATGCGCCGTGGCACCAAGTAGTAGCGCATCTTTGCGAGTTCGTGGAAGAGGATCATCCTCGCGACGAGGATGGGAAGTTTATCGACAAGGGTAGCGAAGCGGCCGTCGCGGCGCCCAAGGGCGACAGCGGCCACACGGGCGGCGGCGCCGCAGATAGCGGAAAGTACGCGGACAAGTCGGGGCGTCCGACAGCCGCGGGCGAAGCCCGGCTGCGCGAGCTTGGGATGGTCGGGACGATGCCCCCCAAGAATGCGTCCGACATCGTCATGGCTGATCTGAGCAATGGCCCGGAATTCTTCGCCGACAAGGCGATGATAAAGTGGAAGCAACCGAGCGAGAAAACGCCGGGGCGTATATCAGATCAGTATCGATACACGCATGAGTATCATGTGATCCATGAAGCGGAAAAATGGGCAGTGGTCGAGGCGCTCGAGCCTCACATCGACAGGATCAAGGACGATCTGCGAACCGTGTTGGTCACAGCCAACACGGTCGAGAAGCGTCAAGCAGCCACGGTAGCGGCTATCATTGCGGAGACGGGTTTGCGGCCGACTGACGACAAGACGTCGGTTAGCCATGGTCACTATGGGGCTGCGTCGTTGCTCACGGATCATGTGATCTTCAGCGCTGAAGAAGCGCACCTTGTGTTCGTCGGCAAGGAAGGGGTCTTGAACACGGCGACGGTCCGAGACCCTGAGAATGTTGCGGCGCTGAAAGAAGCTCATGCTGCCGCAAAAGAGGGCGGCCCTATGTTCGCGAAAACCAACAGCACCAAGGCCGGCGCTGTCCTGAAGCGAGTGGTTAAGTCTGCCGGAATAACGATGCCGGTGGACGCGAAGGGAAAAAAGCAATGGGCAAAGCTGAAGGATCTGCGTACGGTGAAAGCCACGCAAACGGCGAGAGTGGCGATCGCCGAGTTTACGGGGGCACCGCCCCCGTGGACGGGCAACAAGACCAAGGACGTTCGCGCCATCTCAAAGGCGATCATGCTGATCTCTGCTCGAGTGGGAAAGGTGCTGAACAACGGCGCCTCACAGGCGCGTGATAACTACGTGCATCCGAAAGTGTGGGAAGAGTGGCAAGCGAAGCTAAAGGCGGGGATGCCTTGACAGAGGCGGAACTGTACGCGCCGGATCTCGATGGAGGCGAGGTCGACATCGAGACCTATATCTGCCCGTTGGCAGGCGACGAGACGCCGCCATACTTGCGAGATGTGTGGAACGGAGCCATGGCTTTGCTGGACAAATACGACGCCGGAGACCCTGAAACCATCGCGTACCTCGATGGTGATGGTGACGAGGGGTAAGCAATGGGCCACATGCTGACGCAGGTACTGCCGATCGAGGTGCGGGCACAAGCGCCGCGCATGGCCGCGGACGGAACGGAGAAGCGGCGCTTCTCGTTTGTGGGCGCGACTGAGATCGGCGTAGATACGCCGTGGGGGCGCGAGCACCTACGCATGGCTGGAGCGCAGTTGGCGCGCTACCGCACGAATCCGGTCGTGCTGGACGCGCATCAGCGTCGCAGCGCCCTGAATGTGATCGGCCGCGCGAGCGCGCGCGTCGAAGGGCGTAAGCTGGTGTTCGAGGACATCGAGTTTGCGAACACAGCAAAAGCCCGCGCGATCGAGGGGCTCGTGGCTGACGGCTTCTTGCGCGCTGTGTCGGTGGGATTCATGCCCGACCCGGCGGCTACCCATCAGGTCCACGAGGGGCAGATGTACGGCGAAGGCGAGGGGGCCATCAAGGGCCCCGCCTCTGTGATCGAGCGATGGGAACTCCTCGAGCTCTCTGTAGTACCCGTAGGAGCGGATGCGAGCGCTCTACGTAGGGCTTTCTACGAGGAGGTGGCTCGAATGGCCAAGGACGACGGCGACGGCGGCGCGGAAGACGTCGACGAAGACGAGGACGAGGACGAGGACGAGGACGAAGACGAAGACGAAGACGACAAGGACGAGGACAAGGACGAGGACAAGGATGAGGACAAGGACGAAGACAAGAACGAAGACAAGAACGAAGACAAGAAGGAAGAGGAAAAAAAAATGGCCGGTAAGGATGACGACAAGCGCGCTGCTACGCGAGACGAGCTCGCGGTGATCACACCCGCGGGATACTCAGCGGTCGCTGAGCGTTGTCTGATCGAGGGTGCGACACTCGCGCAGGCGCGCGCGGCGCTGCTGGCGGAACATGCGCGTCGGCATCCGCCGGTAGGCACACCGGAGCCGCCGGCTCCTACGGTGCGCACGCGCACCGTCGTTACGCCGAGCCCCAACGGTGGCGCTCGGCTGCAGGACTTGTCCACGCGGGATTTCCGCCGGGCGCTGCTCGGAAACTGAGCCCGAGCGACTGAAAGGAGAGGGAAATGGCTACCAATAAGGTCGCTTGGGTCCGCAACTTGCATGGCGACACCAAGCCACTGATCATGCTCGGAAAGTTCGAGACCGGCCAAGCAATCAAGCGTGGCGAGATCATCGAACTGACGGCTGACACCAACACCTCGTGGGTGCCGATGGACTCCGACTTCGACGCCGTCGCCAACCTGGCCGTGGCAAACGAGGAGATCAAGTCTGGCGATCGGATGGGCTTCTACGAGATCATCGTCCCGAGGCCCGGAGACGTGTTCGAATTCGCAGTCGCAGCGGGAGCCGCGATTGCGATCGGGACAGCGATGACCTGGTCGGATTCGCAAACGCTGACGACCGGCGGAACCTACGCCGTCGGCTATGCGGTCGGTCAGGAGCACTACCCGCTCAAACAAGGTCACGTGACAGACGACGCAGGCCCCGACCGGGGCGAGACCATTCGCAGCATCAGCTACGTGCGGATGGTCTTCCGGCTCGCCGCGAGCTACTTCGCGTTGTGGAACAAGTAAGCCGTGAGGCTAGATAAGGAGAGCGAGATGGGCGAGTACAAGCCCCAGCCCCGCAGTCGCGCGCCACGGTTTGCCGCAAACGTGCGCGTCGGCGCTCCGGGTTTGGACATCGAGGCGTTGCGCCAGCGGGCGCTCAGCGATCCGAAGACCTTCGGTCGCAAGCTTGACGAACTAATCGGAGACGGCTTGCGGTGGCGGGACATCCCGTCCCGGCGGCTGTCGGATCTGTATCACGCGCTTGCTGACGTGCAGGTCGAGGCAACGATGGACTGCATGGGCCGGCAGCGTGCGGTTATGGCGTCGGCCTTTCCGTTGCTGACGGGCGGTCTCGCGGTCGCGGGCGTCAACGACGCCTACGACGCCATGCCGACGATCGGGGAGCAGCTTGTCACCGACTTCGAGGACTCGAAGAAGGTGACCCACATCGTGGGTATCACCTCGGAAGATAGCAAGATCGACCGAGTTGACGAGGCGAACGACTTCCCCGAGATTGGCGCGGGCGAAGAGCGGTTCGACATCATGCACAAGCGAAACGGCCGCCGCTTGAGCATCACTGCTGAGACGATCGAAGAGAACGACGTGTCGGGCGTCGAGACGCGGATCAACGCGCTGGGAGAGATCGCGGCCGAGCTGATCGAGGAGCAGACGATCGAGCGCGTCACCGATCACTACGGTAGCGCCGCGAGCCCCGCCGAGCCGTACGTCCTGCGCTACAACGGGGCTGGGCTCCAGCTCTACAACGCGACGGCGGAGAACCCCGGAGCCCGTGCTGGCTCCGGGACGCGGGTCACGAACAACGCGCTCGTGGACAACACGGACCTCGAGGCCGCGAGGTTGCTGATCGCGAACATGCTGAATACGCGAGGCAAGCGTATCAACGTCCCGCTCAATCAGTGCATCTTGCTCGTCCCCGATGCGCTGGTCAATGTCGCTGACCGGATCCTCGGCAGCGAGATGGAGCCGGGGGTCTTCAACGAGTTGAACCCATGGGGCCCGCGCGGGCGCTACCGGCCCAAGCTCGTCAGTTCGCCGAAGCTGGACGACTACAGTACGAGCGCGTGGTACTTGGGGATGTTCCCCCGACAGTTCAGGCGCAAGTGGAAGCTCCGAGCCGAGTACGTGACGCTGGGGCAGGATACCGAATCCTACCTGCGCTCGCGCATCGCATTCCAGATGCGCGTAGCGTGGGATTGCGAGATCGGCGCCGTGGACTACGTCTACGTGGTGCAGTGCCTGTCGGGCACGACCGCGCCGGCGGACGAGTAAGGAGGCCGAGATGGCAAGCTTCAGTCAGGGCACCATCCGCGCGCAGGAGCAGCGGCACGGCGCTCGTGCTACCGGTGACACGTGGTACGTAGATAGTGCCACCGGTAGCGATGGCAACAACGGGGAGAGCAAGCGGCATCCGTTTAAGACGCTTACGCGGGCGCTCGTGAAAGCGCTCGCGGGAGATCGCATCGTTCTTGCCCCCGGAGGCTCGGAGACGATCACGACGGGTCTCGAGGTCACGGTCGAGGATCTCGAGATCATCTGCGAGTGCGCGCACCCCGAGAGTGGATTCACGATTTCGGGCGCAGGCACGCTCGATCTGCTGACCCTGAGCGCGGCGGATTGCCGCGTCTCGGGGCTGCAGCTGACGCACACGGGCTCGACCTCCGACGCCGCGGGAATCTTGGTGGGGGCGGCGGCGCACCGGTCTGTGATCAGTGAGTGCCGCTACAACGGCACAGGCGTAACCACGCCCGCGGGCTTCGGAATCGAGGTCACCAGCGGCGCTGACGACGTGCTGATCTCGCGGTGCGAGATCTTGGACGCGCTGTACGGCGTCTACCAGAAGGAAGCCAGCGCGGCCGAGAGCGATCGGCTCGAGATCGCGGACTGTCTGATTCACGTTGGACTCAGCACGGCCTTCGGCGTCTACGTGCCGGTGGCGACCGGTAAGAG